CGTGCAGGTACTAAAATCAGCGATGGTGTCGGCATTGTTAGAAGTTGAAGATTGCAGCGAATCGGACGAACAGGCAGCCATTCACGGCAGCCTCGGCAGCGGTTGCTCCGTCAGCCGTAGCCCTTGCGTTGAAAGCACCCCAAACCCCGGCAGCAAGTCCGCCGATGAGCATATTGGTCGGGTAGCCGTAGCCGTAGCCGATTAGCATTAGAGGAATGTGTAACCGATGACGGAACCTGCGCTTGGAGTTACCGCAGTAATCTTGCCTCCGTTGCGACCGCTGATAACGATGCCAGCGGAAACGGATTTGCCCGATAAGTTGTAAGGAGTCAGGAGGTTTTCGCCACCAGTTCCCGTTAAGACCGTGAAAGTAGCAGCAGCATTGACGACTACGAAGTCGTAAACTTTACCGCTTACGGCTCCGTCAACGAACTCCATCGTACCGCCCTGACCGAGCATTTGTTGCAATATGGGTGTAGGCATTTTTTAGCGTTTAATTGTAAATGTAGATTAGACTGGAATTTCACAAACGGAGTGAGAGTAAGGAATCTCAAAGGTCATCGTCGCCTGCCACCCTGCGGTGCGGTCATCCCGGCTCTCTACAAACCTCGTAAGGCTCACGCTGGATGAGAGGGTCCAATCCTCGCTTGGGTCGTTTGTGAGCGATGATATGAAGTCCTGTGCTACCTGTAACTGGTCGCTTAGGACCTCATCTTCGTTGTCCTGCCAACCCAGCGTAGGGCTTCCCGAAACCACTCCGCCCATCGGCTTAATGGACTCAACACGGTCAGAAAAGTAAACCCCAACCACCAAGTCCAAAGTACCAGCGTCAGTACTTGCAGACTGAACGTCCGCAAACACGAGCGGATAGACGATACGCTCACGGCTTGGGGTTCGCAGGTTGATGGTGTTGTCCGTGCCTACCGCAAGAGGGTCGCCCGTCCCGAAGGAGTTGACCTGTGGATGAGCATTTGCAAGGTCCAGCAGGGCCTGCTTGATTTTTATCCATGACATAAGTCTGCAGTTTCAGTATGTTTTTTTTATGTGCGCCCATCGTTAGCAGTCGTTACACGCCCCGAATTGACCGTAAGGGTAGGGGTAGTCAAGGTTGCTGATTCCCATTCTCCTGTTGCGGTCCAAGACCATCCCGGTGCGGTAGTTGGTTGCGTTCGGGTAGATGGTGTCAAGAGCCGACGGAGGCGAGTTCCACAAGGGGTATGAATTGCGGTTCTCCATCAGGTACCGGGTAATCCGCTCGGAATACCACTCGGCATCGTTCTTGACCTTATCGGTCAGCCGGGTAATCTCTTCCATGCTCATTTGCGAGGATTCTTCGCTTGTTCTACGGACCATCCCCTTGTTCATGTACTTAAACGCAAGGACCATCGGCAACTCGTAGTAGAGCCATTGAATCATCGCAGGCTGGATGTAGTCCTCCAAGAGCGTTTGGTTGAGTGCAGACGTTGAACCGCTGACCACCTGCGTAACCAGTTCCCCGTATAACGGAGAGCCAACGATGGGCTGAATCCGCATCTCTTGGACCTTGATGACCGTTGGACGTATCTGCGTGTAGGATACGTTCTCGTTGATTATCGAGTTGTCGAGCAGCGTTTCTTCGCTTATGAATAGTGCCTTCATGCCTTGCTGATTTTATTGCCTTTACGGATGACCAACTGCTGCTCCCATACGTGCCTGCATTGTGGCCTGTTCACTCCGCTCGGTGTGTGATACCAACCGCCCCTCCTGTTCCAAACGGAGTAGCCCATAATCGCAGAAATCCCGTCGATGTCGTCCCTCGTGTAAACCTTGCCCTGCCCAGCCAAGTCCAGCATGACCTTGCAGAACTCACGACTGGAGCCTTTGTCCTTGTTGCTGAACCCTGTGGCCCATGCGTACTTGTAGCGGACCTCCAAGACTGGCTCTGCAACTTCCTTCACGTTCTTTGGCAGGTTTTGCTCGGCAATCTTGTCCACGGCCCGGCTGATTGGGTAGCGGTCCTTGGTGATTAGGTAGGCGACTCGCTTGGCGACCTTGGCTTTACTCACCCCGAACTCCTTCGCCATTTCTTCAACGCTTGCGTCCCGGTTCTTCTTGCGATAAGCCTCAATCTTCAGGTCCAACTCTTTTTCTTCTTCGCCCAGTTCGGCAAAGGCCAAGCGGATGTTTTCGTCAATGTTTGTATCAAACCGCATCGGCTTGGAGTGCATGACGTGGTAATCGTCTGCATGGCTTCCAAACTTGCTTGCAACGACCTCCAAGACCTTGAATTCTTCCTCGCCCCAGCCGTAGTCCTCGTCGTCTTCTTCGCCCCATTGAGGCTCGCTGAACTCTTGGGACTGCACTCCGAGCATCGTGTCAATCTCTTGAGCAGACAGACCGAATCCAGCCGAGAGCATCGTCCGAGCCATCTCCAGCGTGATTTTGTCCTGCATATATTGGCGAACTATACGCATCAGGTTTTGATACTCACGGCCCGACAACTTCTTGATGTTGTCGTTGCTCTGCAATGCTTCCACGGCTTGCGGTTGCTCGTCGGGTTGGGGGTTAGGTCCAACCACGTCGGCAGGTTTCTCAAGCGGTTGCAGACCTGCTTTCTCACGCAGTTCGTCTTGGGTCATTATCTGCAACAGGGCTTGTTCGCTTAGTCGCTCCGTGATAGGCTCCACGGGGATAAGTTCCATACCCTCAACGCCATTGAAGGAACCGAGGTAGTTAATCATCCGCTCCACTTTGCGGACCCGGTCGTTGACGTAGGTGGCTTTGAATAGTTCGTAGGCCTCGACCAATTCGTTGCGTCCACCCAATTGGCCTTCGGTCTTGACCCCGAATAGCATGGGGTTGGTTACACGGTGGGCAATGAATATCTCTTGCTGGATTGATTTGTTTAATACCTCGAACTGCTTATCCATATCGGACGGAGTGAGCGGTTCAAGTGTCGGGGCATTCGCTGCTTCATCGTTGAAGGTTACCACAAAGCGACCAGCGTTGTCCGTACCGCTGAACTTGCGTTTGATTTGACGCTCGATGTCGCCCTGCTCTTCGGGGGTTGGAATCCCGTTGTTGAAATTAATCAAGTAACCGCCCCAAAAGTTGTTGCGCAGGTTGTTGTTGTGGAAGTTCGCCACTTGTACGTCTGCCTCAATCCAAGCGTTCCCTCCGATGTATTCGGGCAAAGGATAGTGCTTCACGCCAGCAGCGTACACCCGATAGTAGAACAACTGCTTTCCGAGGCGATTCTCCGGGTCGAATGCAGGAATCTTCTCGATGTCCCCGACCTTGGGGAACAACTGCATCATGTCGTCGTTGTACCAATCGGCCACCTGAAACATCTTTTCTTCCTTGTCAACCCGAATCTTCTCGAACGGGATATGCTCCATCTTGGCGATGGTCCCAAGTTTGGACCAAGTAACCGCAACCGCAAAGCCGTTGAAAATCTCCAAGTCCAAGACCAGTTTCTCCGTGATGTCGTTCAAGTCCTCCGTGCTGGAAAGTCCGTCGAAGAACTTGATGAACCGGGCCTGCTGCTCCACGGTCAAGTCATCCCCTGCCTGCCATCCTCCGCCCATGATGTAGTTGACCTTACCATTCACGATAGCGTTGTGCTTGCTGCTCCTGCGATAGTTGTCCAGCAGGTAGTAGGGGTATTCGTTGGCAAAGCCGTAGGTGATGTATTTGCCGGAGCGGTTCTCCAGCATGACGGGGACCTTGTGTTCTATCCCCAACCATTGGGTGAAGTGTTGAGTAGATTTATTACTCATAGCGTGTGGATGGTAAATGAAAGGGCTGAAATTGCGATACTTGCACCGCTATTGATTGCGTTGACGTAGATGGTGAACTCATCGTTGACCGCACCCGTAACGTAGGCCTCCGTATAAATCGCATGGCCGTTCGTGTGGCTCGTTGTGATGTCAGTCATTGACTGGTCAATCGTTGTACCGTTCTTGGCGATGTAAACCTTGATTTGGTTGTTGTTGCCCTGTGCCAAGACCATGGACGCAGCGATGCGAAGGGTCGCCCCTGTTGTGCCTGTATAGGTCAGCGATGTCGTGGTCCTTGAAAAGTTGTAGGTTGACAAAACGCCCGATTTCATTGCACTTGTCAACTTGACTCTTTGCCCCTGCGTTGGGGTGAAGGCCGTGTCGGTGTCGAGGTAAAGGTTCGCAAAGCCCCGTTCCCGGTCAAGCGTTGCGGTATCGGCAAGGTCGTCGAACAAGCCGCCCACACGGGATGCGGTGTTCGCCCCGGCAGCGGTTTCGTTGGTGATGGTTAAGGCACTCGCTTGGAGGTCGCTTCGTGTTTGTACGCTCATGCGAAGGATTGGTCAAAGGTTGAATCGAATACCCTCACGCTGGATGCGAGGAAGGTGTTGTAAGTAATTGAATTGGCGTAGGTATTGAACCCTATCGTTGCGGTTTGTATAAATGCCAAGCCCGTTTCAACGACCGCCAAAGCAGCGGCAACCGTGCTATTGGTATCGTAAACTTCATATTTATACGAGCCTGTTTCAAGCGACCCCACGGCAATCGAAAATTGGTCATAGCGATTCGTGTAGTTGGAAAGGTTGGCAGATTTCAGCAGGGTGTAGTCCGTCGTGGTGTTCTTGGCGATGCTTGTGAGTCGCAGGATGTAGCGGTCCCCCGTGCTGGCTCGCTCGGTCCAAGTAACCGTCAGGGTGTTGGTCGTGTCAGGGTTCAGGTAAAGCATCTGCTTGTAAATGTGCGATGCCCCCGAATTTCACAATTTGCGCCCAATCTGCCTGTATAGTTCGGCCCGTTTCTTGGCGGTTTCGGCCACGTTGAACTGCTTCTTAATGTCCCTCGTTAGGTTGTCAGCCAAGCCCTTACGTAGGTCGGGGTCAAGGATCAACTGCTTGATGTACTTGTACCAGTCCTTGGGCTTGTTGTAAGGAACGAGAAACCCGTTCTCCCCGTGTCGGATGACATCGGTGTAGGGGATGGTTTCGCTTGCGATGATGGCCTTGTTCATCCACCCTGCCTCTACGACCTTCAACTCGGATTTGAGTTTGTTAAACTTGGTGTCCCGGAGCGGTGCAAGGGTAACGTTCACGAAGTTGTAGCCCCCGACGTAGGAGTAGATGTCCGCTGCCTGAATGCGTCCGTAGTTCGGGTTATTGCCTTGGTCGCTTATGATTTTCTCGTAGCCCTCGTACACGGGGTTGTTGTCGTTCCATCCTCCGAGGTAGAGCCTGTACTTGCCATCCAAGTTTGCGTCCCAGCGTAGTTTCTGCATCCCCTCACGGAGCAGTTCCATGTCCTCGCCATGCTGCGCACCTCCGAACCAACCGAACTTGACGAGGTGCTTGTCGGGTTCTTCTTCGGGGTTGGGAATGAACTGCTGATACGCTTCGTATGGCTCGTTCTGTAAGATGCTCACATTAGCGTTTAGAGGCCGTATGCGAGAGGCAAGATGCTCGGTGGTACAGGTAACCCAGTCAGCCAATTTGATGTGCTTACGGATGACCTCTGCGAGTTTGGTTTGATGGTAGTGGCGATACATGATGTGGCCCGATTCAAGCACCCAGTAGTCGTCCAAGTCAAGGATGACTTTCGCCCCGAATTGGGTCAGGGCTTTGTAAACATTTTCGACTTGCTCCATGGTTCCCTGACACCACAAACGGCTGAACAGGAACAGGTCAATGGACTTCAAGCCCTCGTCGCTAATCGTAGTGATATTCTCGACGCAGACGTAATCGAACTCCGAGTAGTTGTCGCCAAGGTATGCGTTCGGCATTTCTAACCGATAGTAACTGCACCCGGTTGGATGGGCGTTGTAAACGATACAAATCTTCATGGGGTAAAAATAAGAAGGGCAGCCATTGCTGACTGCCCCTCTCAAACCTCAGATGATGAAAACCTAAGTCAAAGATACTACGAACCGAGTATCTGTGCAGTCGATGGTGAAAAGACTGTGGATGCAATCAGGAACATCGGGTCAGGTTCCATCCCGGTAAGCGTCAACTCGTAGCCGCTTCTATCCCCGAAGGCAGTACCAGTTCCAGCGGTTCCAGCAGTTGCCTCCAAGCCATTGGCAGAGCCTAACAACCAGTAGCGGTTGTTGTTGTCTTGGACGATTACGATAACACGGTTGCGTACCAGCAAGCGGAGTTCGTTGCGGACTGCGACTTGCAGTTTGTTGATCGTGAATGTTACTTCGGGGGTGTAATAAACCGAGCCGTTCTCGATGCTTGCGTTTAAGGTTTCAGTCAAAGATGACGTAGCCTTAGTTAAGTCGTACTCGAAGAACCCACCCGAAGCGTAACCCGTGAAGCCTGTTACCGCACCTGATAGGTTGGCATTGCAGGACCCCGTTGGGATGAAGGATTGGACGTAAATTGTTTTGATGCCACCGACTGAATCTCGGCATCCAAGGGCGTAGCCCGTAGTTAGGGAGCAGGACATATGTGTATTTGGGTTTTAAGTTTCAAGAGAACAAAAAAGTGAGGGGAGGTTTCCCTCCCCCCTACACATTAGGTCAAGCGGAAGTCAACAATCAGGTCGGGATAAGCGATTTGGACACCTGCTTTGAAGGCTGCTTGGAAACGAACTTCGTCGTTGTCTTTGCTGAACCAGATTGAGAATTGCTCCTCGTCGGAAAGCAAGTCAGTTCCGTAGAAGAAGTTACCGAGGTAAGACGAAACGATGCGGTTAGTTCCAGTCAAGCCGGGGACTGCAATGACACGGACGTTTGTGCCGGGATACATGATGTCCCCGTCAGCAAGGCCAGCCAAGTCGACTTGGTTGTACAGGACGTTAGCGGTTGATTTGAAAGCACCAAGCAACGTACGGAAGTTGTCCCAACCGCAGAAGATTACGAGGTCAGTCTTGGTCAAGATGGCCTGTGGGATTTGGTTGTAGATGCCGTCGAAGATGGCGATTGCGTTGCCTGTGGTGATACCAACGGACGCAGAAACCGCTCCTGTGTTACCGCTGATGGTAGAACCCGAAGCAGCGTTCAACAACTGGTTGACACCTGAAAAGTAGGTGTTGCCCTTCCAGATTGCGTTCTCCAAAGCCTCAGCGATGCGGAGAGCCTTCTGCTCGGAGAAAGCCTGCTCGAAAGGAACGCTCTCGTAGTTAGAGCCAGCAGTCAACTGGGTCTGCATCCAGTATTGTTCCAAGGAACGAGGGCACAAGGTTTCTTGCACTTTCATACGGCCAACGGTGATATTCCGCTGGGTGAAGGCAGTCGTGCCTGATGTAGTGTAACCGCAAGCATCACCGCTCTGCAATTGTGCATCGGTGTCCATAAGGTTGAGGGCAGCAGCGAACTTGATGCCCACCTGCTTGGTGAACAGGGCTGCTGAACGGGCCGAGAACACGGCCTTGG